AACCCTGACGCGCACTTCGGCTCGCTCGACGAGTCGAACCTGGACCCGGTTCTGAACGCGGTGAAGATGAGCGTCAGCCAGGTCGCTGCGCTGTCGCGCACGCCGCTGTTCTACCTGTCCGGCGACCTCGTGAACATGAGCGGCGACGCGCTGCGCACGATGGAGTACCAGCTCGTCGCGAAGGTCATCCAGCGGCAGCAGGAGATGTCCGACGCCTTCATCACCTTGATGCGCATGGCCTTGCTGATCGACGGCCAGGCCGACCTCGCGACCGGACCGCTTGAGGTCATTTGGGGCGGGGTCGAGCAGCGTTCCTTCGGGGAGCGCGCCAACGGCGTCACCCAGCTGTTCGCCGCCCAGGCGATCCCGCAGGAGCAGGCGTGGATCGAGATGGGCTACACCCCCGCCGAGCGTGAGCGGCTGCGCGACCTCGTGGCCGCGGAGAAGGCTGCCGCCCCGCCGCCACCCACGCTCGTCCCGCTCCCGCCGGCTGGGCAGGCCCAGCCCGCACCGGAGCCACCCCCTGCCGCGTAAGCGGCCCAAAACTCCTGCACCGGATCGGTCGCCGACATGGGGACCGGGCGGTGCGGTGCTCGTTGCCGACATGGCGACGTGACCTGCCGACACGGGAGGTAGCGGCATGACAGATGCACCCACCACCACGACCCCGCCCGCCGGGACGGACCCGACAGGGACGGCCCCCGAGGTCGACGAGACAGACGTCGACCCGCAGGCGCAAGCGGACAAGTGGAAGGCGCTCGCACGCAAGCACCAGGCCGAGGCGAAGAAGAACGCCGACGCCGCTGCACGGCTCGCCGAGATCGAGGACGCCAACAAGTCCGAGAGCGAACGGCTGACTGCTGCCACGCAGGACGCCATCGCGCGAGCCACCGCCGCAGAAAGCGCACTGCTGCGGTTCCAGGTCGCCGCTGAGCTGGGCGTACCGGCTGCGCTAGCCGCACGCCTGCAAGGCAACGACGAGGCAGAGCTGCGTGAAGACGCCGAGCGGTTGCTCGCGCTCATGCCGACCCCGCCGGAAGGCGGACCACCGAAGGCCCCACCCGCCCGTTTCGACGGCGGACCACGAGGCACCGGGGAGTCCGCCAAGCCGGACCCAAACGAAAACTTCCGCCGATTTTTGGCTGGGGGTTGATACCTCCCAAGGAGTGTGAATGGCACAGACCGCGCCCGCCGACGTTGCTGCGCTAGTCGTAGAACAGTTTGGTGGGCTTGTCCTGGGCGACGTGCAGGCTCAGTCCCTGTTCGCTCAGATCGCAACGCGCTACAACATGGGTACGAAGCAAGAGCGTCTCGCTGTTGTCGACACCCTGCCCACCGCCGGCTTCGTGACTGCCGGCGCCGTCGACTCCACCGGCCAGAAGCCTTCCGGCCCGGTGAAGTTCACCGCGAAGGACATGACCGTCGCGACCCTCGCTGGCATCACCACGTACTCCAACGAGGACATCGCCGACATCACGATCGACCTGCTCGCCAACACCCGCCCGCTGCTCAGCCAGAAGCTCGCCCAGGTGCTCGACATGGCGGTCTTCTTCGGTCTCGGCAAGCCCGCGGAGTGGGCCGAGGCTGGACTGTCTGCCGGCGCGCTGGCAGCCACCCAGGACGCGGTGATCGCTGCTGCACCCGCGACCATCGTGGATGCGGTATCCGCTGCCGTAGGGATGCTGGAGGCGAAGGGGCTCGACGCTGACGTGATCGTTGCCAAGCGTGGGTTCCGCGGCGCACTGCGCAACCTCAAGAACACCCAGGGCAACTACCTGATCGGGACCGACATCACGTCGGGCCAGCCGTACGACTCCATCTTCGGCATCCCGATCAAGTACATGCCGTGGTGGGACGCGACCAGCAAGGCTGTCGCGTTCGTCATCGACAGCACGGGCGTCGCCTACGGCGCCCGGCAGGACGTGACCTTTGCGACCAGCGGCGAGGCCGTCATCGGCGGCGTCTCCCTGTTCGAGTACAACCGCACCGCGCTGCGCGCAGAGATGCGCGCCGCGTTCACGACCGTGCAGCCTGTCGACCCTTCGGGCGTCAAGGGCTACCCGGTCGCCACGGTCTCTGGCGCAACGGTGGCCCCTTTCGGGGAGACCAACGAGCCGGAGTTCGTCGCCACCAACGCTGGACCCGAGACGGCCCCGGCGAAGGCGGCCAACGGTAAGTAGCACCGACGTCCTGACGCCGAAGCACACGCGGACGTCAGGACAACCACGGCAGCGCGTGTAGTCCCGTGCGCCTCCCGTGGAAGCGCGGCGGGCGGGTTGCCATGCCCGTCCGTCGCGCAACGGGACACACACCCCTTTCCGCGTGGAGGCGTCGTGACCGACTACTGCACCACCGACGACGTTGCGGCGCGGCTCGGAAGGCCGTTGACGCCCGAGGAGGAGACGCAGGCCGCGGTGCTGATCACCGACATCTCGATGCTCGTCGACCTGTCCCTCGGCGACTGCCTCGACACCGTTTACTCCGAGTACCCCGACGCCCTGGCGATGCTCGTCGCCCGCGCGTCCATCCGCGTGATGAACACGCCGCTGTCGCCCGCGATCCAGCAGACCCGGCTCGCGGATGCGTGGATGCGCTACTCCACGAGCCCGTACACCGGGGGCGGCTCGCTACTGTCCGAGCAGGACATCGACTTCCTCAACTTCCTCTGCACCGGGGTGCCGCCGAGCGAGATCAAGTCGGTGGTCATCACGTCCACGATGCCGCTGTTCGCCCGCGGGCTCCGCGTCCCGTGGGACCAGTATTGGGACTGGATGGAGACGGGCGTCTGGAACGTGGACGGCTGGGAGTCCACCGCGTCGCGCTACCCAGGCTCGCAACCGTGAGCACCTGGCTCGCACCCTTCCTGACCCAGCAGCTCGTGATCCTGCGGGGCAGCGCGGCCCAAGACCAGTACGGCAACATCAGGATCAGCTACGTCCAGGCGACGCCCACCCCGGTGCCCGGCTACGTCTACGCGACGACCGGCGGCGAAGACACCGTTGACCAGCAGCGCGAGCAGTTCGACGCGCTCGCGTTCGTCCCGACCGGGACCGACGTGGTGAACACCGACCGGATCGACACGGGCGGCCACGTCTACGAGGTCGTCGGCATCCGCGACCTGCACCACCACGTGGCGTCGATCTCGCACATGCAGCTCCAGCTCCGCGAGGTCGTCGGGGGCGGGCGTGGCTAGGGCTGGCGACAGCACCAGGGTCAGCGTCGATGTCACGCAGTGGGTGCTGCACAGCGCCGGCTTCTCGGCGATGTTGCACATGCGTGACGTCGACATTCACCTGCTCGGCGTCGCCGAGATCATCAAAGGCACGGCTCGATCCCTGTCCCCGCCGAAGGAGATCAGCGGCAACTACGCCAACGCCTTCCGGGTCTACGTCCACAACGAGCGGCGGCGCACCACGGTGCGGGTCGGCAACACCGACCCGAAGGCCGCGTGGATCGAGTACGGCACCGGCCCGCGCTACACCCGCAAGGGCGCCTTCCGCGGAGAGATGCCGGCGTACTACGTCCTGACCCGAGCCAGCGAGTCGCTGCCGAGACGCAAGGCGGTGCGCCGATGACCGGCTGGCCCATCCCAGCGACCGTGCCCAACGACGTCGAGCTGCTCCTCGTCACCTACCTCACCCCGCTGCTCGACCCCACCCACGTCGGCACCGACTGGACCGGCTACCGCGACGGCGACCAGTGGGTGACGGTCAACCGGACCGGGGGGCTCGCGCTGCACGCCGGGCGTGCGGAGCAGGCGCGCATCGACGTGCAGGTGCTCGCGGGCGACAAGGCGACCGCGTGGGGCATCGCGTCCGCGGTCGGCTTCCACATCTTCAACCTGCCCAACGCGACACCGCTGGTGCTGCGCGTGCTGCAAGCCGCCGGCTGGGCGCACGTGCCCGACGCGGACGCAATCACAGGACTCAGCCGCTATTCCGGCGGCTGGTACATCACGGTCGCCGGCATCCCAGCGGCCCCCTGAAAGGAGCAGGCATGGGCGAGCCCACCAACGTGCGGTTCGGGTTCGGCGGCACGATCAGCGTTGCCCCTGCGGGGACCGCGATCCCAGCCGACGCCTCGACCCCACTGGCCGCGGCGTACCAGGACGTCGGGCTGATCAGCGACGCCGGCTTCACCCTCGGCAAGTCCGTCACCACGGCGGACCTCAAGGCGTGGGGCGCGGGCGTCGTCCGCACCACCATCACCGACTCCGCGCTGACGGCTCAGTTCTCGATGCTGGAGACCAACGAGGCATCGTTGCAGCTCTGGCTCGGAGCACCCAACACCGGCACTGCGCCGGCAGTGGAGTTCGCGATCCCCGGTCAGCCCACCAACGACGAGTCTGTGCTGGTCATCGACTGGCACGAGAACTACGCCGGGGTCGACCACGTGTTCCGGCTGGTGTTCCCCCGCGCCGCCATCGACTCCTACCAGGACGTCGCGGTGAACACCGACAACGCCGTGGAGTACCAGATCACGATGAAGGGTCTGTCCGACGCCACGGGCAACGCGGCGTACTACCACACCAACGCAGCCAGCGCGCCTGTGCCGCTGCTCGCCGAGGAAGGCGCACCCGCGTCCGCCGGCTACACGCCCCCCACGGACCAGGCAGCCGCCTAGTCCCCACCCGCACTGAGAACGGGACATCTCTATGCCTGACAACGAAGTCTTTGACCTGGACGCAGCACGAGCACGACGCCTGGAGGAGAAAGGCGACCTGTCGGTCCACTTCACCTTCGGCGGCGAGAAGTTCACGACCACCCGCGCTGACGAGTGGCCGTTCGACGTCGCCGAAGACCTCGCCGCCGGCAACGTGCGCGAGGCGCTGCGGTCCATCCTCGGTCCCAGCGAGTACGACCGTTTCGCCGCCCACCACCCGAGCATGTCCGACCTCAACGACCTGTTCGAGTACCTGTCTGCTCTGACCCTCGGCAGCTCGGGAAACTCGGCACGCTCGGGTGGCTCCTCCTCGCGCACACCGAGGAGCTCGAAGCCGACTTCGCGGAGTTCTACCACCTGAGCCTGGTCGGGCTGACGCTGCGCCGGGCCAGCGTCCTCGCACGGAACCTGCCAGCCGCCTCCCGCATCGCGCGCACGTTGGACCCGCACGCGGAGTGGGACAACACCGCGTGGCTGCTCGCTGCCGTCTACGACGCGATCCGCGACGTGGCGTGGGTGGTCACGCAGGTCAACAGCAAGAACCGCGTACCGCACCCGAAGCCCCTGCCCCGGCCAGGGGCAGTGGTGCAAGAGCTTGCGCCCGCCGTGACGGGTGCAGACCTGGCGAAGTTCCTGGCCCGATAGGAGGCGTGCAGTGAGCCAAGGCCCAGAGGTCGCCAGCGTCTACGTCTCCGTCATCCCCTCCGCGCAGAACTTCGGCAACGAGCTGATCCGGACCGCGACGCCTGCCGTCCTGGAGGCCGGCAAGCTGCTCGCTCGCGACCTGTCCGACGCATTCGAGTCGGGTGTCGCGGTCAACCTGCGCTCCTCGCGGCGTCTCCAAGAGGCGCTGACCTCCGGGCTGACTCCCAGCCCGGCAGCCACGATGCGGATGCACACCGTGCTCAACCGGATCGCTGCCGACCAGGAGACCGCCGCGAGGCGTGCGCAGGAAGCCAACGACAAGGCCGCGCTCAACGCGATCGCCAACGACACCAAGATCGCGCTGTCCGCAGCGAAGACGTGGAACGCGGTGGCCGCCGACGCGATCCGCGCGAGCGACCGGGCGATCGCCGCCTCCGACCGCACTGCTGCCTCCCTCGACCGCACGGCGAAGGCCGGCAACGTCTCCAAGGGCGGCGGGCTGCTCGGTGCCGTGGTCAAGGGCGGCCTGATCGTCGCCGGCATCGAGGCGGTCGGCCACGCCATCGGGCAGCTCGTGCCGATCGCCACGCAGGCCGCCGGCTCGTTGCAGACCTCCAACGTGCAGTTCACGCACTTCCTCGGCAACGCCAGCCAGGCGCAGGCGTTCCAGAATCAGGTCAAGCAGTTCGCGGCCACCACGCCGTTCAACATCCAGCCGGTCCGCACCTACGCCGCCGCGCTGCTCGGCATGGGCGTGGCGTCCAAGCAGGTGCTGCCCGACCTGCGCACCGTCGGCGACGCGGTGGCGTCCACGGGTCCGGCCACCGTCGAGCGGCTCCAGCGCGGCGTCATCGCGCTCCAGCAGATGATCGCGGTCGGCCACCTGACCGGACGCCAGCTCCGTCAGTGGCAGATGCTCGGCATCGACATCTTGCCCGCGGTGTCGCAAGAGATGGGCAAGTCCAGCGACGCGACGGTCAAGCTCATCAGCAAGGGTCTGGTGCCCGCCTCCGCGGTCATCGACGCGATGAACAAGAAGCTCGGCATCTTCGGTCAGACGCAAGGGCTCATGGCCCAGCAGCTCAACACGTTCGCGGGCGCCTGGAGCAACTTCCAGGACAACGTGACCAACACCCTCGGTGTCGCCTTCACCCCGGCGATCAACGGGCTGACCAAGCTGCTCACGCCGCTCACCGCGATGCTGACGCCGATCATCAACTCGCTCGGGCAGCTCGCCGCCCCGATCATCACCGCGTTCACCGCGATGCAGCCGCTGATCAACCCGATCCTGTCGCTGTTCCAGGACTTGGTTGGCTACATCACCCAGCTCGTGCCGATCCTCGCGCCAGTCACCAGCGCGCTGAACACGATCCTCGGCGACGTCATCCTCAACATCATGCACGAGCTGGACACCGTGCTGCCGCCGCTGATCCCGCTGTTCGCTCAGTTCGCGAGCATCTTGAGCACCACCCTGCTGTCAGTCATCCCCGTCATCGACGACATGTTCGGGCGCTTCATCGCGATGCTCGCCGACCGCTCCACCCAGGAAGCGATCTACAACATCGGTACGGCGCTCATCGTCGCCGCCCAGGAAGGCGCCGGATTTATCGCGGCGATCATGCCGATGATCGACATCGTGCTGCCCGCGCTGGTCGGCGGGTTCTCGTGGGCGATGCAGCAGCTCATCCAGTGGGCCGGCATCATGTCGGTCGCCGCCGGCAAGTCGATCCAGATTTTCGTCGGCGTGCTGCGCGCGATCGTCTCCGCGGTCGCCGACGTCGGCAACTGGCTGTCGTCCCACGGCGTCCACATGTTCGACGGGGTGACCGCCGGGGCCGGTGCGATGGCGTCCTCGCTCCAGTCCACGTACGACGCGATCGGTAAGACCACCAACACCTTCTTCAACCCGACCAACTGGTATCAGACCGGCTTCAACGCCACCGCGAGCATGTCCGCCGGCATCTTGGACGGGGTAAAGAAGGCGGCGCTGTTCGGTCAGAAGCTCGCGCCCGGCATCGCCTCCCAGGCGTACCTGGACGCGCTGAACCGCGCCGGCATCGGGTTCGGCCCGAACATTCCTGGCCCCACCGGACCGATCGGCGGCGGGCAGAAGCTCGCCGCCCCCTCCGCTGCCACCGCGCCGAAGGCGGCGAAGAAGGCCGCGCAGAAGGCCGTGAAGACCTGGACCGACACCATCGACGTCGGGATCGGGCGGACGCTCACGCAGATCAGCAAGGACTCGCTGAGCTTCCTCAACAACGCGATCGTCAAGCGCATCACCCCCGCCGGGCTGCGCAGCCTCCAGACACAGCGCACCGCGCTGCTGCGGCTCGCGTCGGCCCGTGACACCGTGGCGAGCAAGCTCGCCGCCGAGCAGAAGATCCTCGCCGCGAACCAGCAGGGCTGGACCGATCTGAACAAGGCGGTCAGCGACAACATCAAGACCACGACCGCGTGGACGAACGCCGTCATCCCCGGCATCAACTCGGTCGCCGGGCTGCTGCGCCGGATGCAGAAGAACGTGACGTCGGCGCAGACGTTCGCCACCCAGCTCGCCCAGCTCCGCGCGCTCGGCGCGTCCAACGCGCTGTACACGCAGATCGCCGAGGCCGGCGTGGAGGCCGGCGGCACCATCGCGAGGACGCTGCTCAAGGGCGGCGCGGACGCGATCACCAAGGCGAACGTGCTGACCGCCACCGCCGACACCCTCGCCACCACCACGGGCAAGGTCGTCGCGGACAGCATGTACGCCGCCGGCATCGCCGCTGCGCAAGGACTGATCGCCGGCCTCAAGTCCCAGCAGAACGCGCTGACCGCCGCGATGCAGACGGTCGCGAACACGATGGTCGCCTCGGTGAAGCGGGCGCTCAAGATCAAGTCGCCGTCCGCGGTCATGCACGACGTGGGCGAGAGCACCGGGGAAGGGTTCGCCCGCGGGATCACGTCCACCCAAGGACAGGTGACCGCCGCCATGCAGGCGATCGGGATGCTCGGGACCGGCGCGAGCCCGCGCACCATCGGTGTCGGCAGCAGCCCCGACATCGCGGTGTACATCGGCAGCGAGCGGCTCGACGCGCGCATCGACTACCGCGTCACCAAGACGACCAGCCGGCAGGCGACGCTGGCGACCGGACGGAGGCGCTCCTGATGGCCGTCACCCTCACCGTGCAGTACCGCGACGACGTGACCGCGGCCTACCTCACCCTGGTCAGCACCGACGCGGTGGTTCACACGATCTCGGTGACCCGCTCCGTCAACGTCGGCGCCGGGCTGTACGTCCGCGGCCTGCGCAACGTCCAGCTCCTCGCCAACGCCACGGTCACCACGCCCGACACCGAGGCACCGCTGGGCGTGCCGTTCTCCTACGTCCTGACCGTGGACGGCGCGGTGACGGCGACGCTGCCCGCGCACACCTACGCCGGCCCGTGGCTGGTCGACGAGTTCCCGACGTGGGCGGTGCTGCGCCACCTTGTCCGCGCCGACCTGTCCCGAGCCATCCTCATCTCGGAGATGGGCGACACCGACCGCCCGGCAGCCTTCGGTGACTTCACGCCCATCGCCGGCGGGCTGCCCATCGTCGTCACCACGGTCCGGCGTGGCCGGCGCGGCACGTTGACGCTGATCACCCTCGACGACGACTCGGCGATCGACCTGCTCAACCTGTTCCTCGACGGCACCGTGCTCCAGCTCGCCGCCGACCCGCGCTTCCACATCGGCAGCAACGGGTTCTACTTCGCGGCCTCCGGGCTGACCAACGCCCGCGTCACCCAGGACGGGTACGACCCGGCGAAGACGTGGACGATCGACTACATCGAGGTCGACGCCCCGGTCTCCACCGGCATCACCGTCACCCTCAACACGTACACCTCGGTGCAGGCCGCCTTCGCCACCTACAACGTGCTGACGACCTCCGGGCTGCACTACTCCGACCTGCCGTTCGTGAACCTGGCCGGCGGGCTCGCCTCGCCCGTGGTGGACGCCCCGATCCCGGTCGGGGCATGACCGATGCCCGTCGCACACTCGGCCTACCTGGACGCGGCGGTCCTTGGCTCCTACCCGCTGGCCGTGCGCGTCGACTACCGGGTGGCCGGTGGGGCGTGGATTCGCATGGACAACGCGCTGGTGGGTGGCAACCTGCTCACGTTGACCGATGGGTCGGTCACGTCCGTTCGCGACGGTAGGGTCCGGCGCACCGCCACCCTCGTCTTCGGCGGGACCGGCGCGATCCCCGTCGACACCCTCACCCACCCGATCAGCCCGCTCAACCGCTACCGCGTCTACCGCGGCGCCAAGGACTATCGCGGCACCGAAGACTTCGTGTGCCTCGGCACGTTCGACCCGCGGGCGCTGACCGTCGACCGGCCCAGCGGCACCGTCACGATGGAGCTGTCCGACTTCGGGCAGCGCATCGACGACGACGCGCTCCAGGTCGGCGTCGAGGTCGACGACACCGTGAAGTGCCTCGACGTGATCAAGCGGCTGCTCATCAGCACCGACGCCCAGCTCCCCGGCGTCATCGACCCCGCGATCCTGCCGACGCTGCCCGGCTTCACCCTTACGGTCGGACCGGGCGTCGACCCCGCGATGCTCATGCCGGAAGGCGTCATCTTCGACGTCGGCGCCAGCTCCCGCGGCGACTCGGTGGATCAGGTCGCCTCGTTCCTGGACTCCTCCGTGGTGTTCGACGAGCTGGGCGGGCTGACGATCGTCCGCCGGATGGTCACCATCACCCCGGCGCCCACGCCGACCTACATCTTCAAGCCCGGCGGTGCCGGCGTCGGCAACTACACCGAGCTGAGCAGCGGCTGGAGCTTCGACGGGTTCGCCAACGACGTGTCGATCACCAACGGCGACTTCGTGGTGTCCCAGCTCATCACGCAAGGGCCGTTCACGCCGGCTGCGTTCGGACGCTCCGTGCGCTACAGCGAAGACGTCTCCGACCAGGGCTACGACGAGGCTGCCACTGCCGACTACGCCGCCCGCATCGCCGCCGAACATCTCGGGCTGGCCCGCCAGGTGACCGGGACCTGCGTCGTCGTCCCGTGGCTCGTCGGCGGCGACGTGGTGCAGATCAACTACCCCACCGGCTCCCCCATCGTCGGGATGCTCGACTCCTTCACCGTCCCGCTGGGCGCCACCGAGTCCTCGTCCTTCCAGCTCCGCGAGTACCACTCCACGACGGGTCTGTAGATGCCCACCAACACCGACGTCCTCGCCGGGCTGCTGGCCCGCTCCTCCGCGACGTTGCGGACCGCCACCGTGGTGTCCCCCACCACCGTGCGCCTCGGCAACGTGGTGCTGTCCGCGTTCGCCCTGGTCGGCACGATGCCCGCAAGCGGCACCGTGCAGGTCATCCGCTCCGGTCGTAAGGCCGTCGTCTTCGGTGTCGCGTCCGGCGGCAGCGGCGGCACCGCCAACACGGTCCGCTCCGGTGCTCGCGACCCGGTGGCCGGCGACGGCATCAACGGCGACTTCTGGATCAACACGGTCAGCCACTTCATCTTCGGCCCGAAGGCCGGTGGGGTGTGGCCGGCGGGCACGTCGATGGTCGGTCCGGCTGGCGCTCCGGGTGCTGCGGGCGCGACCGGCCCGGCTGGCGCTGCTGGTGCTCCCGGCACCCCCGGCTCCAAGTGGTACATCGCCGGGCTGCCCTACCAGAACTACGGCGACGTGCCGAGCCCGCGCGAGGGCGACTGCTTCCTGTACTCCGTCCCCGCGCCCGGCGCGAACCTGATCACCAAGGCGTGGGACACCCCGGCGCACCTGGCTGCGTGGGACATCAGCTGGTCCGGCGCGGTCACGTTCGCCTGCGTCGGCGGCAACGGCCTGGTCACCGTGGGGGCCGGCGTCAACCCGCAGCAGTTCTTCACCACGCTGCACCCCGACATCTTCAACGCGGTCACCGCACCCGGACGGACCTATCAGGCGCACTTCCAGGCCCGGCTCGCCAGCGGCGCGATCGGCGCGAGCGCCTTCATGTACGGCATCTCCAACACCGCACCGGGCATCCCCGACTTCAACGTGGCCGGCGTCATCTACGCCAACTCCAACATCACCCAGCTCACCAACGTCTTCCAGACGCTTACGTTCGACTTCGCGATCCCAGCCGGCGACGACCGCGCCAGCATCTACTTCTGCCTCCAGTCCGCGATCGCCGGCTCCACGATCGAGATGACCGCACCCGTCGTCGCGCCGGTCGCCGGGGTCGCCGGGGACTTCTACCAGTACCTGTCCGGGGTCTGGACGTTCGGCGGCTCCATGCGCGGCCCGCAAGGTCCGGTCAGCCAGTTCCCCAACTACAACAGCCTCTACGGCGGCTAGGAGCACCCGATGCGCAACACGACCCGCTGGGCGATCCCCTACCCCGAGGGCACCGACGTCCCGCAGGCCGCCGTCGACATGGGCAACATCGCGCAGCGCGTCGACAACGTGCTGTCCACCGCGATCGTCGCCGCGGACGGGTCGAGCTACCCGGCGACCCCCAACGAGGGCTTGCTCGTGTACCGGCTCGACGTCGGGTCGCTTTTCATCTACCACTCGGGCGCGTGGGTGAAGGTCACCCTGCCGTTCGCGATGGCAGCCGGCAACGTCAACGCGCCCTTCTCCGCGAGCGCCACGGCGACCGTGGCCGGCACCTTCCCAGCTGGGCGGTTCACGCAGACGCCGCTGATCACGTTCGGCATCGGCAACCCGGCGCCGTCCGGCATGTCCTACCCGCGTATCAGCCCGATCAGCACGTCCGGCTTCACGTTGTTCGTCAACAACGCAGCCGCGGTCACCGCGACCGCTGCGTTCAACTACATGGCGGTGCAGATGACCCCGACCGCCGCCGCCGGCTGACCGAGAGGAGCCCGATGTCCCAGCCGACGCAGTACCAGACGTTCACGGCGACCTGCCACACCAAGGGGTGCAGCAACGCCGAGCAACCGATCAAGCTGGAGTACGACCCGGAGTTCCTGCCCGACAGCGTGCAGTGCGGTGTTTGTGGGCAGATCATCGAGGACAACGACGCACCGAAGCGCTAGCCGACCCGAAGGGAACCCCCATGAGCACCGACACTCCACCGCCCGAGCCTGAGCCCACGACCCCCGAGCCCGACGTCGACACCCCGGACGGGGACGACGAGCAGGAAGGCGAGCCGGACAACACCGAGAACGCCTAGCGCTATGGTCGGGCCTGACGGCCCGGTGCATGTAGAGAGCCCCTCAGTCCCTCCCTCAAGGGACTGAGGGGCTCTTTCTGTGTGGGACCACCAGGCGATCAGCTACGGGGGATGAGCCGACCGCCTGGTGGCCGTCTAGAGGTGTTTCCGCCTCGGCTGTGGCCTTGCGATCCGTATGTCGCGCTTCTTCTCCTCCGCGATCATCGCCTCGTACAGCGGTACGTCGGCCAGCCGGATGCGCAGCTGGCGTCCGCGGGTGCCCACCGGGATCGACGGCAGGTCGTGCTTGATCCGCAGCCGGGCCAGCAGCTCGGTGCCCACGCTGAGCCGGGTGGCTAGCGCGGTCGGGGAGATCGTCTGCGCGGTGGGGTCGCGCAGCAGCCACTCCACCTGGCCCGCCCACGCCGCCGCGCCCGGCGGGAACGGCAGCGACGACTCCAGCCGCCCGTCGTGGACGGCCTTGTGGACGTAGGAGTGGATGACCAGGCGGCGCCCAGCCGCGATCTGCTCGCTGACCGAGAGCGACTTCACTCGCCCACGTAGAGCAGGGGCGTCCGCGTCCCGAGCCCCCGCCTTGGCCGCGTAGGTCCGGGCCTGCTCGTTCTTCCGGGTCGCCATGCCCGGCGGGATACGGGCTGCTGCGGCCCGCACGAGCGGCGCTGCGGGGTGCCACAGCCCATCGGCCAGGCCGGCGAGCAGCGTGGCCGCCCACGGCGACGGTGCCGCTGCCACGTCAGCCGTCGATGAGGGCCGCGTGCAGGCTCACGAGCCGAGCCATAGCCTCGTCGACCCGCTTCGCGTACGTGCCCTTCTCCTCGTCGGTCAGGTACTGGATCAGCGCCTGGTCGGACGGCAGGGAGGCGATCTGCCCCAGCGACATGCCCAGCGCCTGACGGGGCGAGCGACCCTGCCTGCCGATCGGTCCGCGGTGCCCCACACCCTTGACCTGGATGCGGTCAGCGAGATCGGACCTCAGCTCTTTGACCAGCGCGACCTGCTTGGTCGACGAGCGCTGCTCGTTCATCGGCGTGACCAGCTCGCCTATCTCTTTGACGCTCAGGCCAGCGGCGACCGACAGCTCGGTCAGCGCCTTGAAACCCTCGTCGGTGGAAATCTGGTGGAGCCGTAGCTTGCCGGCGTCGGGGATCGCGTCCCACTGTGTCCGCAGGATTCCCGCGTCGTCGGCTCGGTGGCCGGCGACCACGAGGTTCGACGCTTTGCGCAGGTCGGTGATCGACAGCCCCATCCGCTTTGCCGCCTCGGTCAGCGGCACCCCGCCGTCCGCGAGCCAGAGCGCGTGGTGGGTCCGTTCCTCCGCGGAGGTCGCCAGGCCGTGGGTGGTGTTCGCCTCGAACGTCAGCATCGTGATCGCCTGCTGCTGCGCTCCGACGATCACGTAGGCGTCGATCGACTTGCGGTGCCTCATCCTCGCGGCGAACCGATGGTTGCCGTCCACCACGACCAGCCGGGCGTTCGACCTCGGCTCGTTCGCGATGATCGCCGGGAACAGGTCGCCGTTGACGATGCCCGCCTCGTACCGCTCGACCGTCGCCTCGTTCAGCGGAGCACCGATCCGGGCCTGGTTCCGCAGCGACTTCTCGAAGTCGAATGCGTCGAACGGAATGTTCGTCCGGTATTCCCAGCTAAACCCGCCGTCGCTGAGCTTCTTCTCGATATCTGGTCTGCGTGATTCAGCCTGCTTGCTGGGCATCGTCATCCTTTCGAGCGACAGTGATGATCGACCTGTTGGTGCGGTTAGCGACCACTTTGACGCTGCCACGGTAAAGCACGGTGGTGCCCACTTCCTTTCCCGGCACGGTGTAGAGCGGGTGTTTTACGGCCTCCAGAACCTCGTCCTTGGTCAGCCCGCGCGCCTTCATCCGGTCCAGGGCGTGCGACGAGGCGTACCAGCCGCTCCACTGCTCGGGCGAGTCGGGGTCCGGCTCGGGCTCTGGTCGCGGGGGCGGGACTGGCGGGACGTAGTGCTTCCTCGGGTCGTAGCGCTCGACCTCGGGCTCCAGGACGACCTCGCCGCCGTAAGCGACGTGCGGGGAGATGTACGAAGCGACGACCTCGCCGACCGTCCGGGGGGGAACGGGCTGAGGAGCCACCGGGGGGGCTGTGGCCCCACCTGGCGAGGCCGCCGCCGTCTGAGCCCCTTCAACCTCCTCCGCGAGCCGCAGCCACGCAAGCACGTCGGACTGGAAACGGTCGGCGTGGGCTTCGCAGAGGTCGAGCCGGTAGGTCGCAGAGCCGTAGGTGAATCGTTCTTCCGTGGTGGCCGGCGTGGGAACTAGGCACCGGACGCAACTGATCATGGTGCTCCTCGACCCTGGGGAAGCAAGTTGGCACACATGCTGACCTGTCTGCTGCTGCTAGACAAGTATCTACCTGACGGCTGGACGGTCAAGTGCGCCACCCGGACAGGCTACGCCGATGTCCCTCGCCAGCGTGGTCGGATCAGGTACGTTGCCCCGTAAGGGCTTAGGCGGTTTACAACCAAAAAACGGTGAGTGGTCTCGCAAGGCGTCTTTTGGTTGTAAACTCTGAGGGTCATCAACCGGAGCAGTAGACGAGAGGAACGCGATGAGCAAGAAGGCTGTGCAGGTCCGCTGCGGGGTGTACGCCCGCATCTCCGAGGACCGCTACAAGGGGGTCGTCCGCGAGGTCGGCGGCATCGAGCTCCACAAGGGGGAGGGCAAGAAGATCGCCGACCGCCAGGGCTGGCCGGTGACCGGCTACTACGTGGACAACGACGTCTCGGCGAAGGTCGGCAAGCTGCGGCCCGAGTGGGAGCGGCTGCTGGCGGACCTGGCTGCCGGACGGATCAACG